CTTCATTAGAGAATTGGAAAATAAACCAAGCACTTAACTCTGCTCTTACCCTAGAGAAAAATGTGTTGGAATCTCTAGAAGAATTTGCTTACAGATGTAAGATAGATTCTAAAAGGATTGGTCAAGAGGCTGCAAAAAAAGGTACTGAGATTCACGCTATGATTGAACGAGGATTCTTAGGAGAAGAAGAAACAGAAACTTACTGTATCATTAAGAACTATTTAAATGATAACTTCCCTAACGAAGAATGGATAGCAGAAGCTTCCTTCTGTGCTGATTTGGGCTATGGTGGTAAGATAGATTTATATTCTAAGTCTGGTATCTTTGTTGACTTTAAAACTAAGGACAACTTAGAAGGCAAAGACCCTGCTAAATTAGTATACGATGAACACGGTATGCAGTTGTCTGCCTATGCTCAAGGCTGTGGTTTTTCTAATGTAGAAAGAGTATCTATATTTGTAGATAGAAAAGATACTGAGTTGATATCCTGTCACATATGGGATAAGACTTCTCAAAAGAAACACACTGCTATGTTCAATGCTATATTAGATTATTGGAAGCTGGTTAAAAATTACGACTCCTCTGTTACTAATGGCTAGAGTACCTAGAAAACCTAGACCTAAAAAAACTAATGTGCCTAAAGGTTATGATAGTTTATGGGAAGCCCAACTGCATCAAACATTATTACATGATTGGAAGCACCATTGGGATAACATAAACTACATAGTTAAGCATAAGTATGAGCCGGACTTTGTTAAAATAATTGACGGCAAAACAATATTGTTAGAAGCTAAGGGTAGATTCTGGGATTACGCAGAGTACAGTAAGTACATACATATTAGGGAGGCTTTGCCAAAAGACTATGAATTAATATTCTTATTTCAAAAACCTTTTGCACCAATGCCAGCCTCTAAGAAAAGAAAAGACGGGACTAAAAGAAGTCATGCCGAATGGGCAGAGACAAATAATTTTACATGGTACAACGAAGAGAGTGTACCGAAGGAGTGGAGAAGTAGTGAATTATAAATTCAATGAAGACGAAACAATAAAACAAATACAAAGATATGTTGACAATACTTACGACCAACACTATGCTTATGGAGAGTACCAAGCAACAGATGTTATCTTTGATAACGGACATGGTGAAGGATTTTGTATGGGTAACATTGTAAAGTATGCTATGAGGTATGGTAAAAAGAATGGACATGACCAAAAAGACTTGCTAAAAATAATACACTATGCTATAATGGCTATTCATTTACAGGACATAACAGATGATTGAAGATAAGATAGGAACTAAGCCTTACTTAGGAATAGAGATAGACTATGACAAAGAGAAAACCTTTGATAAGTTTAGTCTTGATACATTAAAAGATAGATATTTTTGGGAGAATGAAACACATGCACAAGAAGCGTTCGCAAGAGCCTCAGTCTACGGAGCAACCTTCAAGGGTGTCACGGATTTTGAACTGGCTCAAAGACTTTACAACTACAGTTCCTCTCGTTGGTTCATGTTTAGCACTCCTATTCTTAGTAACGGGGGAACCACTCGTGGGCTTCCTATCAGTTGCTTCCTCAATTATGTACCTGACAGTAGGGGTGGTCTATCTGCTCACTATGATGAGAACATATGGCTCGCTAGTTCTGGTGGAGGCATCGGTGGATATTGGGGCGATATTAGGAGCAATGGTGTTTCAACTACTCATGGCAGTCGTTCTACTGGTTCAATTCCATTCATGCATGTCGTAGATTCTCAGATGTTAGCCTTCAACCAAGGCACAACAAGACGAGGAAGCTATGCAGCTTACATGGATATTAGTCATCCGGAGATTGAAGAGTTTATTAACATGAGAAAAGAATCTGGTGGAGATATCAATAGAAAGAATCTTAACCTACACAATGGTATTAACATTACCAACGCCTTCTTACAGGCTGTAGAGAAAGACGAAGACTGGAGATTGATTGACCCTAAATCTAAAGAGGCTGTTAAGATAGTAAACGCTAGAGATATATGGTGGCAAATCATTCATGCTAGAGCAGAGACAGGTGAGCCTTACATGATTAACATAGATACTTGTAATGAGTCGTTACCTAAGACACAAAAAGATTTGGGTCTTAAGATTAGACAAAGTAACTTATGTTCTGAAATTACTTTACCTACTAACGAAGAGAGAACAGCTGTCTGTTGTTTGTCATCAGTAAACTTAGAACACTTCGATGACTGGTCAAAGGATGACAACTTCATAGAAGATTTAATAACCATGCTTGACAATGTGCTACAACATTACATTGACAATGCAATAGATACAACACAACTAGGAGACTACAGTGCAAACTTTAAAAGATTTCAAAAATATGTTAGAGAAGGTAAAGAAGGATATACTAAATCTGCGTATTCGGCATATAGAGAGAGAAGTCTCGGGCTTGGTGCTATGGGCTTCCATGCGTATCTCCAATCTAAAAACATTCCTTTTGAGGGAATATATGCAACTGGTTTCAATCATAGAGCATTCACCCTTATTAAAGCTAGAGCCAAAGCAGCTACTAAAGAACTGGCTGCCAACAGGGGAGAAGCTCCGGATGTCCACGGCACGGGTAATAGGAACGCTAACCTCATGGCTATTGCTCCTAACGCTAGTAGTGGGATTATATGTAGTGGCACTTCCCCTAGTATTGAGCCTTATAGGGCTAACTGCTATACTCATAAGACTCTCTCAGGTTCGTATCAAGTTAAGAATAAATACCTTGAGAAAGTTCTTAAGGCTAAAGGATTAAAAGGAAAAGAACTAGAAGAAATTTGGAAAGACATCTCGGCTAACGAAGGTTCTGTACAACAGTTAGATATATTAACTGATGATGAGAAAGAAATATTCAAGACAGCCAATGAGATAAATCAGATATGGATTGTAGAACACGCTTACAAAAGACAGCAGTTTATTTGTCAAGCACAGTCAGTAAACTTATTCTTTACCCTACCAAAGTCAACAGAACCTCAAGAGATACACGATGCTTATATGCAGTATGTGAGTGATGTTCATTGGTATGGTATGAATAAATTAAAATCGTTGTATTACTTTAGAACTAATGCAGCAAGAAATGTAGAGAATGTTAATGTTAAAGTACCTAGAATAAATTTAGAAGACACTGAATGTCTTGCTTGTGAGGGATAATATGAATTGTTATAACTGTAATAGCGAATTGATATGGGGAGGAGACCACGACATAGAAGAAGAAAACACAGGTTTTATTATGGAGACTAACTTAAGTTGTCCCATATGTAAGTCAGAAATAATAATATATACACCAAAGGATGAGATATGAGTCTATTAAAAACTAGAGATTACTATAAACCGTTTGAGTACCCGTGGATGTACGAGTACTATAAACTACAAAATCAAATGCACTGGATGCCTGAGTCAGTTCCCTTGCACACAGATGTAAAAGATTGGCAGGATATTACACCGGCTGAAAAACATTTACTTACACAGATATTTAGATTGTTTACTCAATCAGATGTTGATGTTGCTTCGGGCTACATTGATAAGTACATGCCTATCTTTAAGAAACCTGAAGCAAGAATGATGATGAGTTCTTTTGCTAACATGGAATCAATACATCAAGATGCTTACAGCTTACTACTTGATACAGTAGGTATGCCTGAAGTAGAGTATAAAGCTTTCTCAGAGTACGAAGAGATGGCAGATAAGCATGACTATGTTGGAACTTTTAAACCTCTTAAATCTGACAAGAGAACTATAGCTAAAACTCTAGCAGTTTACTCAGCGTTTACAGAAGGGTTACAGTTGTTCTCAAGCTTTGCAATCTTATTAAACTTTCCAAGGTTCGGTAAGATGAAAGGTATGGGACAGATTGTTACTTACTCTATTCGTGATGAGTCAATGCATGTTGAAGCTATGACTAAGTTGTTCAGAGAGTTTATACAAGAGAACATAGAGATATGGACAGATGATTTTAAAGCAGAGCTTTATCAAATTTGTAGAGAGATGGTTGAGCTTGAAGATAAGTTCTTAGACTTAGTGTTTGAGATGGGCGACCTTCCCGGACTAACTAAGAAAGATATGTATGCTTACAATAGATACATAGCTGATAGAAGATTACTTCAGTTAGGATTAAAAACTAATTATGACCAGAAAGAAAATCCACTAGGTTGGATTGATGAAGTCATGGGTGTTGAGCATCAGAACTTCTTTGAAGGTAGAGCTACCTCTTACATGAAAGCAGGACTTAGAGGTAAGCAAGATGGTGTAACCTTTACAACCTTAGAGGAAACTAATGATTAATAAATTAGAAGCAAACTTAGTAAGCTTTAAAATACTCTTAACAAGAGATAACAAAATAGTAACAGAGTTCAGCACTTTACCGGAGGAAATGGTAGACGAAGTCTTTCCTCTAGATGATAGAGCGTTGATGAAAACTATTATTAGAAACGGTAAAGAAAAACTAGGAGACTTACACGATTATTTTCAGAGAGAACTTAACTCTTTGAAGTAGTGTAAATAATTATCTCGTCCTTTTTACCTTTAACTTTTATAGGTTCTAAATATTGCATAGGTATGCTACAGTTCAAAGCTGTGGTATACCCTATGACTAAGTCTTCTCCTACTTCTTTAGTAGAACTTTCTAACCTAGCTGCTAAATTAACAGCATCACCAATAGCAGTATAATCAAATCGTGTATCACTTCCTAGGTTACCTACCACTGCCTCTCCACTGTTTATTCCAATACCTATCTCAATACCTAAATCTGCTTCTGCCATATCTCGTTGTATTTTCTGGGCTGTTAGGACTGCTTTGGTCTCATGGTCTTCAAGGTCTATAGGAGCATTAAAAATTGCCATCATGGCATCCCCGATATACTTGTCAACCATTCCGCCATACTCTTGAACAGCGTTAGCTTGTATAGTTAGTGTCTTGTTCATTATGTTTGCAACCTCTTCAGGCTCTAGCCTTTCTGACAAACTTGTAAAACCTCTAACATCTGTAAATAAAAACGTACATCGTCTTCGTTCTCCACCTAACTTTAAAAGCTCCGGATTATCTTGTAATCTTTTCACCTGTCTAGGGTCAAGGTAATGCTCAAACTGTTTCTTAATCTGTTGTCTTAATTGGAATTGAGTTCTAAAGTTTAAATAGAATTGTTGCGTAGCAATAAGTGTCATACTTATCATACTCCATGTAGAGTCTATTAGTATATTACGAGCAACTAAGTTATACTCTAGATATCCCACACCTACTAACACAACTAAGAATGATACAACTCCCTTAGTGATACCCAGATAGTTAATTAGAAGAGCTGTGAGTACGCCTGACAGTACCAATAATAATAATTCAACAAACAATCTATAGTCAGGTATCTGTGGTGTATTCATTAACATACTCTCAGATAAAGCTGCTTGAATTTTATGTGGCTCTAACAATCCGACAGGGGTTGCAAGTTGTATAGATATTCCTTTAGCAACAAAACCTACAAATACAAATTTAGATTTAACATCTAATTCTTTTAGTGTTGTCTGTGGTGTATCAACCCAGCTTACCCACTTACGACCAAGGCTATCTGTAGAAATGGGAGGGATGCCTCTAACTCTAACCTGTTCAATTCCATTCTGATTTGTTACAATCTGATAAGTCTGACCACCTCCTAGTATTTTTAAAACTTCTGTTCCAAACGAAGCTACCCACCCATTATTAGTTTGCTGTAGTAAAGGTATACGCCTTACTAAATTATCTACGTCTACTGGGGCAGATATTGCACCTTGATTTGCTGATTGTTTTAATACATCTATGTTCTCTAAGAAGCCTTGAGCTTTAGGTAAAGATACTATTGGTCCTTTGATAACTGTGCCTACTGTAGGAGGATACAAGCCATTAGGTATTTCCGGGATAGCTATTACACTTGGAGAGTTTGCAAGTTGCATAGAGAACTCATCGTCTCCACCCATTCTATCAGGATGTGGGAATAACATTACCCATCCAACTCCTAATGCACCAGCGTCCATTATATCTTTGTGAATCTTTGCAAGTGTTTCTCTAGGCAGGGGATATCCGCCCTGTTCGTTTAGGTATTCTTCGTCTATGTTTAGGAT